CTTTTGAATCTTGCTTCATCAATTTCACACAATACTTTTTCATACTCTGCTTGTGCTTTTAAATAAGGTAATGATTCTGTGTAGAATTTAAGCATCTGATTTTTTTTCTCAGCTAATTCTTCTACTGTTAACTCTACTTCTTGCTCTTGTTGGTTTAAATTTTCCATTGTACTTGTTTTTAAGTTTATACAAATATACATATAAAGTTTAAACTTTAATTATTTAAACAAAAAAACTCAGACTTATGAGGTCTGAGCTAAATCTATATTATGGAAGATGTTATCTATTTTTAATAGTAAAGTTTAAAATTGTTATCATGTAGAATGTTCTACTAACATCTACTTCAATTGTAAATAAATCTAGAGCTCCAAGTCTTAATCTTACACAAACTTTATCCCATTGTTTATTCTTTATCTTCCAAGCATTTCTTACTTTCATACTATATCTTTTGATTCAATTAATGTATAAGAGAAATGATTACCGTGAATTGTAGAAGCTTTTTTACATATCTTCATAAATACATCAAAGTCTTTTACTCTTTTAAATACTTGACATCCTTCTGACCAGTTCTCTACCCATGTAGAATCTTGACCTGCTTTGTGAATATTTATACCAAACATTCCTGTATCAGTCTTAGTTTCATCATATACTAAATCTTTATTAGCATCTCTAAAAACTGTAACTGGTTGAAGTCTTTGACATAATGCATCATATTTACCTTGATGTTTAGCAATAGTATAAGTTCCTCTATATTGTCCTGGAACTAATCTAGCTACACCATTAACATTATGGTATTGTTGTACTCCTTTCTTACCTGGTTCTGTAGTATTCTTCCACTCATGGAATTGCCACACACCATTCTCATCTTTATAAGATATTGTAATAGTATCATCAAATACGTTAGTAACAACTTTACCAGTTGAAGAGTTACGTATACCTACAATATTTACATCATATCCTTTATTTGCTGTATCTTCAAACCACTTGTATCCTTTGGCTAATACTGCATTTCTTACTTGACTTAAAATCATATTCTTATTTATTAATTATATAACTACTTCATAAAAGAAATTAGCTTTACACCAATCATAAAGATCTTGTGGTGAAAACTTGTATGCTTTTTCTACACCATATACCCAAGCTACATATTCAGAACAATACATTTTCTTTTCAGTATCTCCTTTTTCAACCCACCTGTTAGTTAATAACTCAATTGGTTGTCTTACAAGTAAACCTTCAAAATCATATGCTGTATGTCCTACTCTTGTAAGGGCTCTTTGTGCAAATGTTTTTTCATTAACTAAGTCAGATGATCTATGTACTATAACTTTATAGTCATACATCTCTAACCAGTCATTCCATGGTCTTACATTTACACCATCCTTTTGTGCATCTATAACATATGGTTGTCCCCATATTTCTATAAATACTGCTGAGTGACTAAATTCAGATTTAGTAGCTTTTTTAATTAATCTACTAATTAGTTTTTTACCACTACAATGTAATATATCTCCTGTTTTTAATAATGTAGGATTCATTTAGCGTTTTGTTTTATTTGAAATGTAACAAGCTCTCCAACTGTATCAGATAGTTTACCTATTTGTGATGCCATGTTTTTGATTTCTTGTTGTGTTACCTCTTGTATTAACTGATACTTTAATCTATGTTCTTGTTCAACTAATTCTAACTTACCTTTAAGTTTACCTTGTTCTTCAGTATGCTTATGAAAGTCATCTTTTAAATCATCTACACTTGATTTAATATCATTGTATGTGTTTTTTAAAAAATAACCAATTATTGCTATCACTAAACTAATAACAAATAATGATATTGTAAGTCTTGAATCCATGTTTTAAAATTTTAATAAATATATATACATATAATATACGTAAATATTTTTATTCTAAGAATTAAATCCTTAGTTAAATCACTTTTCTACTGTTAATTGTGAAAGAGCAGCTGTTACTGTTCCTAATGCAATTAAATATCCTGCGCCTGTTACTATAGCAACTGGTAACGCTACGGGTACTGCAATTAATGCTGCTCCAATTGAACCAGCAATAATACCAATTCTTTGTACTTTTTTCCAAAATGTTGGTGTCTTACCGTTCCATCTAGTCTTTAACTCTGATGCAGTTTTTTTTATTTTTTTCATAGTCTAAATATTATAGTTCAAATTGCTCCCTTATTGCTAAGGGTACATTATCCATTAGTTGAAAATCAGCAAATAGTAATGGTGTCATTTCAGTAATAAAAGCTGGTATTTCAGCAATTGCTGTAGCCTCATTCTCAAATGTTCTGTATGTTGCTATATAGTCTTCTATCAATGGACTTGAGGGCTTTAAGCAAACATTTGCTTCTAAGTCTTCTTCAATAAGCATTGTTGATATCAGTATAAATTTTTCCATAATTATAATTGTGAGTAAATACCTAATTTCATTAAGTCAAATTGTCCTGAACCAGTTACAGATGTTGTAGACATTGTTCTACTAGCAAAAAAGTTTAATGCTTGTGATGTTGCTGGTAAGTCTGTTGAAATAGTACCCGTTGCAATTGCACCTGTTTCATTATTAACTACTCTATATGCAACACTTGTAGACATTGGTTTATTAACTAATACTATACTATATACAGTTGTCATTACAGCACCTGCATCTCTGTTAGCAGGAAATGCTGCTCCTAAATCTATTTTTGTTGCTGTACCTGTTGCATCGTTATGAAAGATTTGCAAGTTAGTATCACCAACTTCACTACCAACACCTACTATATTAGTCAATGTACTTACCAAAGTTCCAGACACACCACCATAAGCTAAATCAGTTGGAGTTGCTTGACCAACTACCCCATAAAATTGTTGACAGTTAGCAGAAAATGCTGTATCTGATACATTGAAATCACATACATATCTAAACCCACCATGTATATACCAAAGTTGAGCAGTTCCTCTTGTTCCAGAATATCTACCACCAGATACAACTGAAGCATAAAATCTTAATCTTACTTGTTTATTTACAAAAGAACTTCCAGATACCGTTTGAGCTAATGTAGAAGCTGATGTTGATAATATAACACCTCCTTCCAATTGAACGGTTGTACTATTATTATTAAATGTCATACCTCTATATACTTCTGAAGGTTTCAGATACATCATATCTAAAACATCTTCACTCCAATATGTTCCTGCCATCTTATTATTATTATAAAATTATTTCAATATCATTAACGGTAATACCAAATGTACCAGCCATTTGAGTTCTGAATCCTAAATAGTATAAATAAGTAGTTGTATCAGTATATGATAAACCTGTTGGTACTTCACCTTTAAGTAATTCATACAATGTATTAGTATCTTCTGCAGATACAGGGTACATATTGTTTGCAATAGTTTGACCGCTTTCACTTGCATACTCAAACATATAATTTGAATCAAATCCAAATCTTAATGCTTGTTGACAACCTTGTAAAATTCCTGTTACTAAACCTGTTTCTTGACCTGCAATTCCGTTGTTATAAGTTACTGGTACTAATGTTTTAATTTTCATATTTTTTTTATTTATTAAGCTAAAATTACTTCTGTACTATCTATTCTGCAACTCCATTTAATTGTAGTTGTTGTTTTTGCGCCTGACTTAACCGATAAACCACCCAATGTAGTATTAGCTGTTAATGTTGGTATAGTTCCCAATGTTATAGTGTCTAAAACTAAATTCAAATTACTTATTGGTAAAATTGTTGTTGCAACTCCAACACCTCTTACAACTATACAGTCAAAATCATAACAAGCTATATTTGTACTTGCTGTTTGTTTTCCAATTATTGAACCTCTTACTCTTATTGCTTCATTGTCTTGCAATACTAAATTAATTGCTGTGCCTGCATATGTAATTAATTCTAGCGCCGTATTAGTTGTTGTTGTTATAGTTGATGAAGACAATGATAATTGAGAATTACCTTTGATATACGGTGCAATATCTTGATGAGAACCTAAACATAACCTTGCTGAAATTCCTTTTGTAGAACTTGTAATACCAAGTGCAATACTATTTCTTGCATCCGCTAGTGTACTTTGTCCTACGGCAAATGATGCTGTACCACTAGCTATACACCCCTCAAAAGCTACGCCTCCTAAAGCTACGGAAGATACTCCAGACGCAGTTGACCCATACCCAGCCAATGAACCAACATTAGATGCCGTACCACTTTGAATCGCAAATGATAAAGTGTTACTTGCGTTTGAACCTCCTTGAATAGCTGTAGATTGAGAACCAGTTGAACTCACATCATTACCATTACCCAAAGCAATCGCACCAGCTCCAGTTGCTGAACATCCTAATCCTATAGCTACTGAACCAGTTTGAGTTGATTGAGTATTTTTACCTATTGAAATTGAATTAATACCAGAAGCTCCAGCATAATAGTTCATTGATTCAGCACTTCTTATCTCAACCGCTCCAGCACCTCTTTTACCACCGTTTGCTATAGTTCCATCAGGAATATGACCCACTATAAAAGCACCCGTTCCTTTTGGTAGTATTGCTATATCGGCATTTGTTGTTGCAGAAACCGCTGTTAAACTATCTACAGGTACAGTAGCATTAGGTGCTGTAGTATTTTGAGCTTCTGTAAAGTATGTTAAACCGCCAGCACTATAAGACACGCTCTGCCAACTTGTTGTATATTGATAAGTGTTTCCTGTTGCTGTATCAGTATATCTGTCACCTGCAATACCTGAATGTGTAGGTATTCCTGTTCCCGTTGTTATTTGAGAACCTTGATCCGTTTTTATGTATACTACTGGCATCTTTTATATATTTAATAATTCTAAACAAATAGCCAATACATTATCAACTATTAATTTATCATTTGTGTCTAATTCACTTACTACTATACATTTAGTTTCACCTTCTAACGGTTGAGCATCTAATCTATCAATATCCGTTGTATAAACAGAATAATCAAGTGTTTCTACTTGCGTTAATAGATAATCTCTTAAATCTAAAAAGGCTTGTTTTTGAGTATCATTTAAATCATTAACAAATCTAATATCTGTTAGCTCATTTTCATCAGTCGGCACTATCATTAATGCCGTATCTGATTGCCTGTATACTATTTGTTTGTATGTTTTCATAGTTATAATAAATAAGTTGTGTCTTCTAACATTGTTCCACCTACTAAAATGTTTGGTGCATATGTAGTTCCGTATGTAGTATCTGAAAATGTATTTGAAATTCTAAACCCAGCAGCGCAATTATCAACTACGGAATAAACTTCAACATTTTGAGTAGTGCCTACATTTGATAATATTTGAATTGGAGCTAAACCATTTGCCACTTTTAAATAAGCTTGTCCTATTAATTGTATTTTTCCACCAGTTGCTGTTTTTCTTAATAAACCTGATTTTGAAGATGCAACATTACAAATCAATTTGCCACCATTTTGTTGGTATGTACCTGTAGATATTGATAATGATGGGTCTGTACCTATTAATTCAATTAAATTATTATTAATTAATAAACCAGATATAATGGGTATGCCTTGTATTGTCATATTTCCATCGTTTATAAGTGTTCCAGATAGTGCTATATTTCCCATAAAATAGCCTTTATTATATAAAGTACATCCTGATGCTATAGAATATGTACTTACTGAATTAATGCTAAAACGAGTGTCTAAAACTATTAATTCAGATGTGCCAGTTAATGTAGCGTTAAAAGTAAATCCACTATTGGAGGATGCCCTAATTGTAGCTTTTGAAGAACCACTTCCAGTATATGACTTAAACATATCATTGACAATAATAGACCCACTATTTATTAAACTAGCTCCTAACTGACCGTTAATAATTGCGTGACCAGAATTAGTAAACGTAGTTACTATAACATCTGCATTGTAAATTGTAGGGGCATTAGCAGATGAACCTGATAAAACTGTTGTTCCAATAATATCTCCATTAAATGAACCGCCATAATCAGCAGGCGATGATATTGAACCTTTTACAACAGAGTTTACATTGAAATATGTGGCTTGAGTACTATTAATTGCATTTACTGATGATGGAGTTTCTATTTGTCCAAAAGAATTAAATGTACAATATCTTAGTAAGAATCCTTCTAATAAACCATAAAAATATCCAGTTACATTTACAACACCAATGCTTTCAAAACTTGCTATTCTTCCAAAAGCGCATCTGTAATTTTCACACTCTAATGTAAAGTTATTAAATTTATACTGTCCGTTTTGGTTAGAGTCTATTGAATATCCTGTACCTATAGAATAAAATGTATTTGGTTTAAAAATAAAATTTGCAGAACCTGCAATTAAAGACAAAAATTTTGATGATGAATTTGTACCATTCCAATTACCACCAATAACACTAAACGGAACTAATTGTGCCGTAGTTATATTAAATAAGTTAAATGCTCCCCAACTTATAGTTGAATTAGAACAATTAAATATAAAACCTTGTTTTTGCCAATTACCAGTTGCAACAAAATTACCACTTAACATAACATTATAAATAGTCCACCAAGTAGCCGTTATAGTTGCACTTGCAGTACAAGCCTTGCTTAAAACAATTGTATTTATAGTCTTACTTACAACTATTGATTCATAAGGGATTCCTGTTCCTGTAATATACTGACCTACTTTAATATTAGTAGTATCTGAAACCGCTGTCAATGTAGCACTTGTACTCGTAGTTGTTGCCGTTACAGTTCCTGTATTAGTTATATTGCCTAAAGCGTATTCTGGTGTTAAATAAGGAGTGTTAATATCACCTCTACCGGTTGCTGCATTTACTCCATTTACTGAATCTACATAAATCGTGTTTGCTTGAGGAATTGAAGTAGCAATTGTCCATGTTCTATCAGCAGATAAATCTTGTGTAGTACCATTAATAGTAATATTTCTTGTATCTGGTACTTTACTATTAAATACTGACCAGTCAGAAGAAGATAAATATCCATCTACTGTTGCTGATGATTGAGGTATACTAATAGCTGGTGTTAATCCTCCTGAAGATACAATAGGTGCAGTACCTGTTACTGATGTAACTGCTCCTGTTGGTATAACTTGATTTAATGTTGTTAATCCTACTGAGTAATGTTGATTGCCTTCTGTTCTAAAATTAACTGTTTGAGATACACCTGTAGTATTTTGCATTGATATTCTTACAAGTATTCTATCTGTAGTAAGAATTGTAGTAAATGGAAATACAGCATCAGATACATACATTGTTGTAGTAGTAGACATATTAGTTACTACTACAGGATCTAAAGTAAGTAATAATGTTTCTACTCCTCCTAAATCTCTTTTATATACCTCTGGTCTTATTATCCAATTTTGACCAGTTGCTCCTGCATCAAAATGTAAAAAGAATTGCCATAATCCCGTTGGTATTTGTGTTGTACCTGGTACTCCAGTAGGAGTTAAATATTCAGCAATAACTGATGTGGCTCCTGCAGATACAGTCAATGGAACAATTTGTTCTATTGCACCCGTAGCAATAGATGAAAATTCTTTATAAGGAGTTTGAGTTACAGATTCATTTAAATAATATGTGGTTGTACCTGATCCTCCTGGTATATTTACAGTAACATTACCACCTACTGAAGATGAGTTGACACCTGAACCTACAAAATCAATACTCGTTGCATCTGTAGTTATATTAGCACCTTCTTCAAGAATTGCTAATTTTTTCTTTATATCTATTCCTGTGCTCATATCTTATGAATTATATATAATGACTAATTCAGTTCCTGTACCATTATATGTAAATGCATTAACTGCATAGTAGTTATTTAATGAACCTGCATCAAAATTTAATGTTTCTCCAGGTTTAATTGTACCTCCTAATATAGTACCATTAGCAAGTCCAACGTTAGAAACTGATGCACTATATGTTACTACTGCAATTGCACCTGATCCTGTTGATCTAATTAAATTAGGTGTTCTTTGTACAGATGTAGTATTAGTAACTAATGTAGCTAAATAACTATTTGGATTAATATAAGTTATTGGTGCTACTGGTGTACCTGGTGTGTTACTACCTGCTTGAAAATAAACTGGTGGATTAAATGTACCCGTATCTGGGTTATAAATTCTAACCTCTAACCAGGTAACTCCATTAGCATCAACAACTAAAGAAGCTTCATAATCAGCTCCAGCTTGAATTGCGGCAAGTATTTGATTAAGTAATGCATTAGCAGTACCTGTATTTATATTGATATCAGCAAGGTTATCACATGTACACTCTTGTCCCAATAGCATTTTTAATTGCCATGGCATGTTTGTCCCTTTACCACCGTATGTTTTTAAATTTCCTACAGACATAATAATTGATTTATATATAATAATATACAGAAAACTTTCTATATATACAAATATAAAAAGAAAAGCCACATCTCTGTGGCTCTTAATTTAGTTTTCTCTAACTAGTTCTACTTCTGCAAATAGAACTCCTAATGCTTGTGTTATCATTGCTGCATCTTGTAAACTAAATGCTCCTTTAAGGAATGCTTGATTTAAAGCTTGTTCAACTACTTGTTTTGCGTCTTCTGTTTTCATATTGCTTGTAATTCTGTAATTTGTGCATCTGTAAGACCAGCAACAAACCATTCTTTACCCATCATAATTCTGATGTGTTCTTCATTACGTTTTACTGTAGCTGTTTCTTCTTCAGTTAAAGTTTCTTTAGTTTTTAACTCATTTAATAAATTAACACTATCATATGCTGCTGATACTGATTTTGCTACTTGTTCTGCTGTTAATTCTAATTCCATGATTGTTTTTTTGTAAAGTTAATATATTTATTTTTTGTTAAGCTACTTGTAATGGAATTTTATAGTTAACTCCATTAATTCTTACTGCCCAAGATATAGTTGGTGTTAGTGCTTCAGTAGCTATAGTTCCTATGTTTTCACCAGCAAATTGTGACCCAATTACAAGTTGATTAGATGCCGTTGCCTTTGCATTCTGACCTAATACTATAGAGCATGAATGTCCATTAATTTGTGTTCCTGAACCAATTGCAATACTGAAATTTGCTGCACCAACATTTTCTCCTGCAAGTTGACCAATTCCAATATTATTTTGACCAGTTCCATTGGGACCTCCTGATAAAGTGCTCCAACCAAGTCCTACATTTCCAGAACCTATAGTTATACCTGTTCCTGCAGATATACCAACAAATGTATTATAAATACCCGTTGAATTAAATCGTAATGCTTCATAACCTACAGCCGTATTACTCTCACCTGTTGTATTTTGACCTAATGCATTATAACCAAAAGCTGAATTATTTATTCCACCATCAAGTGCCGCTAATGCAAATTCACCGTATGCAGTATTATCATTTGGTAATACTGGTGGTGTTGCTCCTGCTAATAAATCCTCTACTGATATTGCACCTGGCAAATATCCATCTTTTCTTCTTGCATCTTTTAATCCAACTGGGATTAAAGTTTGTGATGCATCTACTGTTGTTACTTGTCTCTTGCTTTTAAGCCAAGAGATAAAATTTAAAACGTCCATTGTATTTATTTATTTATTTATTTATTGTTTAGTTTTTTATAAATCTAAGTTTAAGTCCAGTAGTTTTTCCATCATTATTTCTTGATACTGTACCAGTATTACTAAAAAGTGATCTACTCCAAGCACCTGTTGAAGAACCTTCAGTAGAACTCCACCATCCAGATTTACTACCAAGAACACTAAAGTTACCTCCACCAAATCTATATCCACCACCAAAAGCAGTAAAATTACTTGAATTTGTAGCACCACTATTTGGACTATCCCAATGACAAGTTCCTTCTTCTTTCATCTTACCTCCGGCAACACTTTCTCCTCCTAGAAATGTAGTTAATGTAGTCCACTCAGCATCTGTTGGTACATGATATCCTGATGGCGCTATTCCTCTTGTATCATCTAATGCGTACCAATTATATAATATACCATATTCAGCCTCTGTAGATGGATCATTATTGTAATAGCACCATGCACCTGTAGTTGTTGAACCCCAAAGTGCAGTATTTGTTATTTGTGGTATTGCATCTCCATTATTATAAACTTTTATATTTGCATCACATCCTGTCCATACTTGAGTACCGATTGGAGGAAGATCATGTGCTATACAGTTAGGGCATGTCGGATCTTCTATAAATCTAAGTGAAAAACCATGAGTGGCATTGCCACTACCCCTATGCGCAGTGGCATTACCACTGTTCAATCTACGGTACCAAGCACTGCCTAAACTGCTTTCCGTAGAACTCCACCACCAACCGTAGTTATTAATATTATTATAATATCCACCATAGTCACGATAACCACCAGGAAGACCTGTAAATAATGAATCATTAGTGGCATCAATATTTGGATTACTCCAATGACACAAACCTGTTTCTTTCATTTTTCCTCCAGCAAGTGTTGCACCTCCTAAATAATCTGTTAAAACAGTCCATTCTGCATCGGTTGGTACTTTATATCCTACTGGAGCAATGCCCCCATTTGCAGTATTATTTACTGCATACCAATTGTAAAGTTTACCATATGTTGCTTCTGTAGTAGGATCATTTTGATAATAACACCAAGCTCCTGTAGTTAAAGCTGCCCATGCTGCAGCATTTTCAACATAAGGTATAAGTGTATTATCTCTATATGTAGCAACTGTTGCGTTACATCCTGTCCATCTTTGTGTGCCAATCGGTACAATATTTGGAATACAGTTTAAACATAAAGCTGAAGTATCTTCATCACTACGATATATATTTTTTTTAAAACCTTTCATATATTAAGCTTTTGTGTTTCCTAATAAATAATATGTTGATGTAGCAAGTTTTCTTTCAATGAATGTTTGATATCCTTGCCCCTTACTTTTTAGTCCAACTGGATTTGTCATTACTCCTACAAAGGATACATCTGCAGTACCTTGTTGAATAAATCCTACTGAAAAATTTGGTACTGTAATAGCACCTAAAGAAATTGATATTGCAGTTGCGCCATTGTTAACAAAAATAGTGTAGTCATCATCTGCATCTGTTAATACATAAGTTGCAGTTATTTCTTTTTGTAAATTTGCACCAGATGATGATACCCAATCTGAAACACCAGGAGCACTATATCCTAATACTTTACCTGCTGTAGGTACAGTAATAGGTAATGTCCAAGTATTATTAATATGTGGTGTTCCTTGTATATAAGTATCAGTAATTAAGCCATTACCAATTGTAACAGTGTTTGAGCCATAACCTATAGTATCGTAACCAATTACAATTTGATTAGTTTGGTTATTTGCTAATGCTTTTGTATTTGCACCTAAAAATACGGATTTATCTGCTTTGGTTAATGATGTTGTACCATTAGCTATATGCACTCCAGAAGAATTTCCTATATTTATATTATCAGATCCTCCACTGTTATAAAAACCAGAATTTACTCCATAGAATGAATTATTTGCTCCAATACTATTAAATCTTCCTGATTGAGAACCATTAAAGGTATTATTACTTCCAGTTGAGATAGTATTTCCAGCACCACTCCCAACAACTGTATTTGTAGCAATATTATTATTACCTCTACCAACTCTTACACTATTAAAGAAAGAATCATAGCCAATAGTATATATAGCATTATTTCTTGAAATAGATGCTGATTTAGATCCACCTGCATCTATTGTAGTTCCTGCTAAATACCATGCTGTATTATTAGCAATTGAAACTGTTTGATAACTTGTTCCATTCCATATCCAAGTTGATGTATCTACTGATGATACATACAATACATTTGTTAATCCAGGTGTATCAGGATTAAAAACTACACCAGGTGTTGTTGGAGTTAATTGATTAAAATTTATTACTTCATCAACAATAGGAGGTGCAGGTAATAATCCAGCAATACTACTAACTAAATCAGTTGTAGTTATTAATGCTGGTTGGTAATGACCATAAAAATTTGCATCTCTTACACCAATAGTAAACAAGTCTGTTGCTTGTAATAGTGTTCTAACCTTTCCATTATCAATAAGGTTAGCGTAGTTTGTTATATTATTTAACATATCTTTTTATTTTATATTATTTATTATTCAATTAATGATCTTGTTTGACTAGCACTATAAGTATCCGTATATACAAATCCATTTCCATCTGTTACACGTACCTTTACAAGTGCACTATATCTATAATTATATATTGATCCTGGTAGAGAAGTATATAATAAAAATGGTAGATACTGAGCTTCATCCATAATTCTATAAAGTACTACGTTTTGAATATTAGTAAATGATGTAAATTCTAAACCAGGATCTGAATCTGCAAAACTCCATTCATAAGTTACAGGACCAGTTATACCTGTTAATACTGCACCAAGATACGTTGTACTTGTTATTCCTGTTTGTGTTATTGTTACATATCCTTTGGGTACTGTTGCAGATAAAACTCCTGAACTATTAATAGAAAGATTAGTTCCTACTTTTACTCCGCCTAAAACAGTTGCACTAGCAATTGGTAATGTATATGGTGCAGGTATATTAAATGCACTAATTGGTACTACAATAGATAAATATCTATCATCTCTTGTTGGATCTGGAACACCAACTACAGTTAATGCATCTGGAGGCATTGTATCTCTATAGTCCTTCCTCTTAATCCAGCTTATAAAATTTAAAACATCCATCTTATTTATTATTAAAACACTTTAGTAAGTGTAAAATTTCTTGTTACTATTGAATTACCTATAGAACCTGGATCCCATTGTGCAGTAATTACAAGTGTATTATTTACTGTGGTATCAAATGTAGTATTATTAATTGTACTTAATACATATCCTTCAAATTGAGTTCCTCCATTTCTAATGTAAGAAAATAATCCTCCTGATGATATTGAAGCAACTGTTGGTCCACCTAATGTTCTAATAGTAAAATATAAATTTATTATCCAAGACTTATCAGTTGACGCAGCCATATCTATTATTCCAGTATCAGCAAGAAGTACTCCAGTTAATGTTCTAACACGAATATGTAATGTTGCTGAACTTCCACAAGTAACTAAACCATCTAATGCACATTGAAAAGAATCTCCAACAGAAAATCCATTTGCAGGTACAGTTAATCCACCTACACCAGGTCCAACTATTGTTGTTTCTAATGCTGTATTAACTACTGGTACACTATCTGCAGTTTGTGCAAATAATCCTGGAAGACCTGCTGGTCCTTGGGGACCTGTATCTCCTGTATCTCCTTTAACTCCAGGAATACCTTGAAGTCCTGTAGTTCCTTGAATACCTTGATCTCCTTTTTCACCTTGAATACCTTGAGGACCTTGATCACCTTGTGGTCCTTTTATATCTCCAGCATCAAACCAATTGGTTCCATTCCAAGAATACAAACTACCATCTGATAATAAAATCCAAGCATCTCCTATATTAGCACCAGGAAGACTTCCAGCTCCTGCATTAAATGCTGCTAGATCTGCATATGATCCTAGTATTGTAACTGAGTTACCTGCAGTTCCTTGAGGACCTGTGTTACCTTGTATTCCCTGTGGTCCAGGATTACCTTGAGGTCCTTGTGGACCCATTGGGCCTTGAGGACCAGTACCAAATTGAGTAATAAAATCTTGTACTAGTATTGCACCAGTTATGTATTCATCATCACGTCTACCATCTTTTATACCAATTGGTAAAAGAGTTTTTGCAGGATCCACAACATTAAGTTGTCTCTTGCCTTTAATCCATGATATAAAATTTAGTATGTCCATAATAATTATTTATAAAGTTCTTTAACTCTATTAACTACATCAGTATCAGTCCATTGACCAATTGCATCATATGCATCTCCTGACCATAGTACTAAACTACCTAATTCTACAGTGTACGCTTTTACTTCTTTTCTAGAATTGTTATCTACAATCTCATCAATTGTTAATTCTTCAATAGTTCTTTTTAATTCTTGAACTAGTACTATTTCTTTTGCTGTGTCAAATGTGATTTTCATAATATATTTTTATTTATTTATTAAAGTCTTACTGCCTCTATGGCAAAAGTTGTTTGATTATAGTATAAGTATGTACTTCCTGCTGAAGCTCCTAAAGGTACAGTAATTGCAGCTACTGCAGTTGCTCTATTTAAATAAGATTTTAGTGAACTATTAGAAAAAACTGTTTGTCCAGATAATGTTCCTCCTTTATGTGCTTGAAAACCAAATGCATTTACATTATTACCTGTAGAATTCCTTCCTGCTTCTTCTCCTAAAAAATTAGAGTTATAAGCATTAATTGCATTTAATCCTGCATATTGCCCTATGAAGATAGAGTTACCTGCATAACTAGCTTGTGTTCCTGCATTTAATCCAATAAATGTTGAATAATTTACATTATCTGCGCGTACACCTGCTTCAAATCCAATGAAGTTAGAATGAATTGAACCACCAGAATCTTCTCCTGCTCTTATACCTATAAAGTTACAAGCATTTACTTCACTTGCACGATTACCTGCACTCTGTCCTATAAAATTTGAAACAACTGCAAAATTTGAATTTGCACCTGCACCTTCTCCTATAGAAACACAAGAACTTGATGAATATGCTCCTGCAGATGAACCAAATGCAATATTATATCTATTATCAAGTGGAGTTGCTGGTGGAGTTAATGTATAGATTGAATTACCATTAACAGCAAATAATGAAGGTGGCGCAGGTGTTGAAGCTAATAAATCTTCAACAGATATTACACCTGTTAAGTAACCATCATCTCTGCGGTCATCTTTTTGTGCTACTGGTATAAGAGATTTAGTTGGATCTACTGAGGTCACTTGACGTTTACCTTTTACCCAAGAAATAATATTTAAAATATCCATGACTTTATCTTTACATTTATTTATATAATATAATATACATAATATTAATATAAAATCAAAATCCCAGACTATTAATCCGGGATTTCCTTACCTAACTCATCTAGTAAATGTTGCATGATACAATGCAAATATAAATAAAAAATCCCAATAAGAATTAACTTATTGGGAAATCTTCAGCCAGCGAAAAACTGAGAACAAAAAAGGTATGCAATATTAGGTATAATATTTTAATTAATAAACCTTCTACCTCTCTTTTTTCTAACTTTTTTAGTTTTAACTAAACCACGTCTTGCATTAGTTCTATGTTTTATCATTGCATTCTTCATTCTTGCATCTTCACCCATAACAGTTCTTTCTCTATTACCAAGATCCTCATTATGAGTTCTACCCTGATTATAGTTAGGGCCTGTAGAATAATGGGCGCAAGAAGATAATAATAATACAAGTAATAAACATCTCATTTTTTTAGTTCAGCAATTCTACGTTTTAAATACACTTCTGCTTTTTGTAGATCCTCTAACTCCTTAGAAGAATCTTTTTTACCTGCTCTTGCAATATACTTTATAACATTACCTAAGTAAAAGTCTTTATCTAATCCCCATGCTTCAAGTACATTGAATACTTCATATACATTTCCATCACAACCATAGTGAGCTGGTCTTAGTGGAGAAGCTTTAGCAGTACAATCTGGTATTGTAACTGCTTTAGGTTTTGTTCCTGCAAAAGGATCTACTCCTACATAAGGACTAGGTTCAGTTTTCCTGATATAATCATTATACATTTCCTGACTTTTATTTGCAGCAATCTCAGCCATAATTTTCAAACTCTTTTTATATGTATTTGATGTCTCAGGTTTTGAGATCATCTTCTTATATTCATCACAAACTAATTCAGACATCTTACCAAACAATTGCAATGTCATACTCACTAAGCATAAGCTTAATACTTTTCTCTACTTCAATAACTTCTGCACCTTTAATTGCATTAACTGAAATATAAACTGAATCACCTGTTGCTACACTAGTAACATCATCACCAACTGCATACACTTCTAAACGTGTCCACTGTTTCATTGACTCTTGTTCAATGTGTGCTTTATCTGCTTCACTCAATTGGATAGCTGATTCTTTCATCTCTGGT